TTCGCAATCGGTTGCTTATGGCAAAATTTGGCAAAAAGCAGCAGATGCGGCGTTAGAAACCGGCGCGGCGCACCCAGATTATTCAAGAGCAATATCATCGCAAATTATGGATTGGGTAGACGGCGGCCGAAAACCAGAAACTTTTTTGCGATACAACCGCGTTCCGCCAAGCGCAAAACCCGCTTATGAAGCAGCCGTGAAGGAATACGTGGGTTTGCAAAAAACTCCGGGCAACCTTTACACCGCCGACCTACCCGACGAAATGGTAGATCGGATGCTGGATTGGGATAAGCCGTTAAGCGAGCAACCAGCGGCGGTACGCGAGTCGTTGAGAAAACTAGGCAAAGAACATCCGCTTATGTTTGGGCCGCCTGATAAATTGTGGAAATTCCGCGATGCAATTAACGACCCAAATTTGACGGGCGCACAAATCCACAAACAGTTTGAGGATTTGTTTGGCAGTCAAAAAGTATCTGGCGCGCTGATGCGCCAAGCAGGCATCCCCGGTATCCGCTACCTAGACGCAGGCAGCCGAGGCCAAGGCGGCAGCGGCACCCGCAACTTCGTCGTGTTCCCCGGCGAGGAAAAGAAGGTCAAGATACTGGAGCGCAACGGCGAGAAACTTGCCAATGCTTTAAAAGCAACTCAAGTTGAGATTCCCCGCGTGTTGTATCACGCAAGCCCGGTGAAAGGACTGAAGGAACTTGACCCCAAAAAAGGCGTAGAAGTCCCCGGGACAACGTGGTTCAGTGATAACTCAGAAGTTGCAGAAGATTACATTTACCCAAGAGAGTATGGGGAAATTTTGTATGACGAGCCTGCGGGAGAAATCTACGAGGCGTCGTTAGCAATGAAAAACCCTCTTGTCGTTGATTTTAAGGGAGAAGTAGGCGACGCAACGAAATTGTCTAAGTTGGCCGAAAAAGCAAAAAAAGAAGGTTACGACGGGTTAATTGTTCGCAATGTTGATGATACGGTCGGAAGCACGAACGTTTTGGGTACTAGTTACGCCGTGTTCGATAAAAAGCAAATTAACCTGTTAAAAAACGCACGTAAGTAAAAGCCAAGATTGTTTTACTGTTGATCCAAAGTAGACCTAAAACGATGGCAAAGGGTAAGAAAACAGGCGGTAGACAGGCAGGCACCCCTAATCGGGCCACACAGGCTGCTAGGGAGGCGATAGCCGCTTTCGTAGACGGCAATGCAGACCGCCTCCAAGGGTGGCTAGACGAGATTGCAGCAGAGAAGGGGCCGCAGGCTGCCTTTGAGTGCTTCAGCACGTTGCTGGAATACCACGTTCCCAAACTCGCCCGCCAAGAAATCACAGGTAAGGACAACGGCCCGGTCAAGGTACAGATCGGATGGATGGCTCCCGAATAATCCTGCCCTACCGCCCACGCAAGGCGTTCATGCCGTTTCATGAGCGCACAAAGCGATGGGCCTGCCTTGTGGCGCATCGGCGTGCAGGCAAAACTGTCGCCGCCGTCAACGACATGATCCGGGCTGCGATCATGTACCAAGGCCCATATGGGCTATTCGGGTACGTGAGTCCGTACAGGTCGCAGGCTAAGGCAATTGCATGGCAATACTTTAAGGAATTTGCACAGCCCATCATTCAGTCGGTCAACGAGCAAGAACTAGCCATCACGCTTATTAACGGCAGCCAAATACGGCTGTTCGGCGCTGACAACGCTGACTCAATGCGTGGACTAGGGTTCAGCGGTGTCTACCTTGACGAATACGGCGACTTTCGGCCAAGCGTGTTCGGCAACGTAATTCGCCCCGCCCTCAGTGATAAACAAGGATGGTGCGTCATGGGGGGTACTCCAAAGGGGCGCAACCAGTTCTGGGACATATACGACACTGCACAACGCATCCCGGACGAATGGTTCTTGCTACGCTTGCCTGCCTCAACAAGCGGGCTACTGCCACAAGGCGAACTGGCCGCAGCCAAGGCTCAACTAGCTGAAGATCAGTACCTACAGGAATACGAGTGCAGTTTCGAGGCGGCCATTCAAGGCGCGTTTTTCGGCAAGGAGATGCGCCAAGCCGACGATCAAGGCCGCATCACCCAAGTGCCCTACGATCCCTCTCTGCCGACCTATACCGCATTTGACTTGGGCTACCGGGACGACACGGCAATATGGTTCTATCAGATGGCGCGTGGTGAAATCCGCGTGATCGACTTCTACGCCGTCAGCGGAGCAGACATCCATGACATCGCCGCAGTGGTTCTACAAAAGGGCTATGACTACAAGCGCCACTACCTGCCCCATGACGCTCGGGCAAAGTCGCTACAGACCGGCAAAAGCATCGTGGAGCAACTTGCAGCCTATCTGGACGTCGGTAAACTCGCGGTGGTGCCGGACATCGGCGTACAGTCGGGCATTCAAGCCGTCCGCTTGACCCTGCCGCACGTCTGGTTCGACAAGGAACGGTGTAGGGACGGCATAGAGGCGCTGCGGCAGTACCAGAGGGAGTACGACGAGGACAAAAAGGCGTTCCGGCAGACCCCAAGACATGATTGGACGTCACACCCTAGTGACGCATTCCGAATGCTTGCGGTATCATGGGCCGCCGAATCTGACAAGCCCCGGTCGGCTGACCCCAAACCGCTGATGGTTGGGCCAGCCAATACGGTTACGTTGAACGATATGTGGGCGGTTCACGACCGCTCAACAAGCAGGAGAGCGCGGATATGAGCAATCCGGTTAATGAAAGCCAGAACTTTCGCAACATTACAAGCACCACAACCGTGTACACGGGCACTGGCGGCATTCTGGGCATTTTTGTGGCCTCGGCCTCATCGTCACCTACCATCAAGGTCAGCGACGGCGCTAATACGATGGTCAACACCTTCACCCCGGTAGCCGCCACCTTCTACCCGATGCCGGGCCGGTTCGGTACGTCGCTGGTCGTGACGATTAGCGGCACGGTGGACTGCACGGTTTTCTGGGACAACTAAAGTGCTGGCAACGTGGGGCACATCAACCGGGCGCAATCCCACGCTAGACCTTCAGTTCGCGGGCGCGACGAGCCTAGATAACCGTATTACTTTCTCCCGAGGCACAACGGCTACATATTTCAACAGCGCAGGCGTTTTGACCACGGCTGGCACGTCAGAGGCTCGCTTCGACTACAACCCGTCCACTCTCGCAGCACAGGGCTTGCTGATCGAGGAGCAGCGGACGAACTCCATCCGCAACAACACGATGCAGGGGGCTGTGGCGGGGACTCCGGGGACGTTGCCGACGAATTGGACGGGTAATGCTACTGTTGATGGGCTGTCAAGAGAAGTTGTTGGTGCAGGCGTTGAAAACGGGATCAATTATGTTGATGTGCGGTTTAGTGGCACTTCAGGCACCGGCGGAAATTCCACTCTTTTGACGTTTGAAAGCCAGACGGAAGTAGTTGCAAGCAACGGGCAAACTTGGGCGGCTTCCGCTTATGTAAAACTGGTTGCAGGTAGTTTGGCAAATGTTGCGCTTTTTGCGTTGGGCATTCGTTACAACAATTCCGGTGGCACAAGCCTGACTGCACAAAACACTACGCTGACGCCAACTGCGACGTTTACAAGGTATACAAGTGCGTTTGCTGCCACAGATGCAACAACCGCATTTGTCAACAGTTCGCTTGTAGCAAACTTTACAGACAATTCCGCAGTAGATTTCACCCTCCGCATCGGCCTGCCGCAGTTGGAGCAAGGCGCATTTGCCACGAGCGTGATCCCCACGACCACCACCGCCCTCACGCGCAACGCGGATGTCGCCAGCATGACGGGGACAAATTTCTCGTCGTGGTTTAATGCGAGTGAGGGGACGATTTTTTCGCAGTCAGTTGTTTCAAGGCAAGTCGCTATTGCAGGCACTGGGATTGTTTTGCTGGATGGCGGGGCACCAGAAATAATACGTCTGTTTTATAGAGGAACAGGCGCAACTGCATTTGGCGTTACTGACAATAGCGTAACTCAATGCGATTTGACTCCGACTGGGGTTTTGGCGGCAAACGCCGTTGCCAAACTTGCAGGCGCCTACAAACTAGATGATTTTGCGACATCGGGTAACGGCGGCGCAGTGACTACTGACCCAACTGGGACGTTGCCAACCGTAAACCAATTGACCTTAGGATTTAGTTCCGTGTATTTGAACGGGTGGATTCAGCGCATCTCCTACTACCCCGTCCGCCTCCCTAACAGCACCTTGCAGGCGTTAACAGCATGATCGACATTTACTTGAAAGCAGCCGACCACGACAGCCTGTACTCCGCGCTGGCATCCGCTGGCGTCGTCACCAAGGGCGAGAACGGCTACCACGTTACCGACGGCCACAAGTTTGCCCTCGATGTGATCGGCACCATCTACAAGCCGACGGGCAAGATGCTCGACACCGACATGGGCGAAGTGCCAGAGACGGCACCGCTGCCGGGGTATCACGCTAACTTGCGGGTGATGACGGCTGACTTTGACCCGGCATCGCTGGCTGACCTTGCTTGCAATCCGAAGGCACCGGCTAGGGGGTGGGCGTGATGGAAGCATCGGCAGAACTTGAGAAATACCTGCGGGTTGTCGGCCAGTACGACAACGAATTCGCCAAATGGCAGGCACGCACCAAAAAGATTCTGAAGCGTTACCGCGATGACACTCGCGGGCAGTCAGGCAACGAGTCGGCTAAGTTCAACATCCTCTGGTCAAACGTCCAGACACTGATCCCTGCCGTATACGCCAAACTGCCCAAGGCGGACGTGACGCGGCGCTTTGGCGATGGCGACCCGGTAGGGCGGGTGGCCTCGCAACTGCTTGAGAGGGCGCTGGACTTCGAGATTGAACACTACCCCGACTTCCGCTCGACGATGCGTTATTGCGTTGAAGATCGGTTCCTCGGCGGTCGTGGCGTGGCATGGGTGCGGTATGAGCCGCACGTTGCCCCGCAGGGTATTGAGGACGACGGGCTACAGGTCACGGAGGACGTCGAGCAAGGCGAAAACGCCGTGCTTGAACAGATTGACTACGAGTGCGCCCCGACCGACTACGTTCATTGGAAGGATTTTGGGCACTCTACAGCGCGGACGTGGGAAGAAGTCTCACAGGTATGGCGCTGGGTCTACATGACCAAGGAAGCCCTTATAGAGCGTTTTGGCGAGGAAGCAGCGGCCAAGATACCGCTTGACCAAGGCCCGGAACCGCTTAACGCCTACAACGAGAGCAAAAAGACCTACAACCGGGCCAAAATATGCGAGTTATGGGATAAAGAGACGCTGAAGGTCTACTGGTTCTGCAAAGGGCTGCCGCAGATCATCGACGTGCGCGATGACCCGTTG